TCACTTTGTCAAGGATACCCATCATGTCCAGAGTTCGTCAACGTACCACGTATCGTGGCGGAGTCGTTCGCTGGAATAAATGGGATGGTCCTTGGACTGTGACTCGGAATTCAGTGCCGCATACCGACTCGGTAGCGGACACTGTTCACCCACCGCCTTACGTGGCTGAGGATGATCTCACAGTTAATGAGATTATCGGGCGACCGGCGCGTGTCAGTGCCGAGAAAACCACTGGTAAGTTTAAGTGGTTTGCTTGGAACCTCCCCAGTAACTCTTACACTGGGGACACTGAATGGTACTTCCCTATTGCAGCCTGGACAAACGAGGCACTTGCCAAGATCCAGGATACAGCTCCGGAAATCGATGTGCCTTTGGCCATCGCGGAGCTTAAGGATTTACCACGCACGATCCGATCCCTCTACTCTCGATCGCTTTCGCCTTCGAGGGTAGCTGATCTTCATCTCACTAACCAGTATGGGGTTAGACCCATAGTTAGTGACGTGATGGCAATGCTGAGTTTGCAACGCAGCCTTGCCAATCGCGTGAAGCAGCACCGTAAGAAATATCGGACCAACCGAGCTGGTGGGTCCCTTTCTCAAGGGGCCTTCTATATCGGCACTTACAACCCGTCAGTGGATACTGTGTATAACATTATCCGCTACGTGAAGTTGGTGTCCGATGTGGAGCGATCGTACGAACATCGTGCGTGGTTCTCAGCTCGGCTTACGCCTCAGATTCCTTTGTCTGAGACCCTAGCTGCCGTAGTGGACAATCCACTGGGCATAGGGCAAGCGTCACCAGAAACTCTTTGGAATCTTATTCCTTGGAGCTTTCTGATAGACTACTTTGCGGACATCGCTGATGTGCTACGTGTGCAGGGCAATCTAATGCCTTACCACGTAGAGTCGATTTGCATCATGTGCAAGGCGACTAACCACTATCACACGTACCCTCGGGATCATCCTTTGTCATCGGTAACGATGACTCAGAAAATGCCCGGGAGGACGGCGTTCGTACAGAAGCGGCGCTGGGTTGTAAGAAATCCGACAGCCACTCTGGCACTCCACCCCCTACTAACGGGGATGCAGGCGGCGAATATCTCCGCCCTTGCTCTTTCCGTTTTCGGAAAGCGCTGATCACCTTACGCACCTCTTTCACCCTGAGAAAAACGCTACATGGCAGAAGCAGCCATGAAACACGATACTCAGGACTCTGTTAAGTGCGGAACCCCAATGGGGCGCGGGCTAATACCCCGTTACGTGATCTAAGTGGACCAGTGAAATCCTGGCACTGAACCGGTGCAAAACCGGCTGACAAAGGGCGATGATCGCCCTGGTAGAGACCTAACCCTTCTGAATAGCTGGGGTAGACTCTCTATGCCCTAGTAACTTCAACAGAAGGAGTTAGCAACATGGTTGCTATTCTCGATCCTATTGTCCTTACGGTCGATGCGGAGGTTTACAACCTCGCGAAGATCAACCCGGGCAATTACAGCGGCGAATACTATGACGTATCCGCGGCTGGAACTGAGCGCGCGACTTTAAATATCAAGCACACTCTCCCTACCGGCAACGGGGCTATCGAATCCCACCTCTTCAGGTTGGATATCGAGAATCTCGATGCTGACGGACTCGTGGAACGGTCCGACGGGGTCTGGGTGGTTTGGAAGACGTCCGGGGCGGCGCAAGATGCTACGCGCCTCCTCGACATGTTGACCGGAATGGTCACAGCTCTTCAGGCTTCCACGGATCTGCTCACTACGCAGATCCTCGGTCGCCAGTCGTGAAGAGTGTCTTCCTGATGAGAGCTGGCGGGCTAATGCTCGCCATTTCGCTCCTCTCAGCTTGCGCTTCACAGTGGGGTAATACCGCCATCAGCGAAGATGGCCGCAATTCCCCTTCTCAAGACGGAGTCTCCGTCGATGAGAAGAAGATTGCTCCACAGGACAGCGGAGATGTCAAGAGCCCGGATGAAACCGAGCTGCTTCCGGCCGAGTCAATTTGGCCGGACATCTTTGCTGTCTGAACACCCGGGGATTAAGGACGTCCTCGTCTCAAAGGAGTAACTCCGATGAAAACGAAAGCGTCCACCGAGTGGGGACAAATGGCAACCTTGCACCGTGCACTCGTGCGCGATGTTAGCAGCGTTTGTCCCACCGCAGCCTCAAACGTGGAGGCCGAGCTTCAGTGGCTCGAGAGCACTACACACATAGATCATGTGTGGTTCATGATCACTCTCCCCAAGTTGGGAAAGTGGCTTGATAAGTGCTTGTCGAGTGACCCGGGGGTCATACCATATGACCCCCCAGAAGTTCGTGATCGCTCTGGGGACTTGGTTATCAGCCAAGTGGGAGGTACTTACCTTCCATTCCTCGATTCCCTCTTCTGGGAGTCAGGACCCTTTTGCGAGATTGCTGACTATTCGGCACTTGATCCATCGATGGTACTCATGGCAAGACAATACTTGTACATGTTTAAGAAGTACGCGAAAGCGTGCCCCACGATGATGATCAAGATTGCGGTAGATAAGTTCTGGTCTATCGACCGTGAACTTAGAGTACCGCGATCTATTGACAACGACCTTTTCTTCCACCCGGTGGGCGGAAGCTACGAGACTGGTCTGACCGGTGATGAGCCGACAGCCCTAACTCGTATGGTGGTCCTTATGGACAAGCTCGCTCTCTGGCTCGCGCCAGGTAGCGATCTCGATGTCAATGATCTCGTGCCGAGTCATGGACCCGGTTCCTGTTCTGACCTAGTCACTGATGGGGGGGATAAGTACACCTTCCCATCATACCCCCGTGTTATTCAGGGGATAATTCCCGCTTCATACGTATGTAGCGTGAATTGGCGGCTAGATTCCGAGGCGAGGCATGTGGCCCACAAGACAGCAGCGTGTTTAACTGCTGTCCCGAAGTCACTAGACAAACCTCGGTTAATAGCGTCAGAACCGGTGGTCCATCAGTACCTGCAACAGGGACTGATGGGATGGTACAGGAAGCACTTGCACCCTGTCCTAAAGATGATGGTATCCTTTGTTGATCAGCAACCGTCGCGCGACGCAGCTTTGAAAGCGTCAAAGGACGGTAACTGCGCAACCATCGACCTCTCCTCAGCCAGTGATAGGCTGTCGTTGTGGTCAGTGGAATCGCAGTTTCAACATAGGCCCTTCCTCCTCGAGGCTCTAATCGGTTTCAGGTCAAGTTTCTTACATGACCCGATTCTGACTGGAGACCAAGTGGAACTTAGGAAGTTTGCCCCACAGGGCAATGCCACCACCTTTCCTGTTCAGTCAACGATCTATGCGTGTGCGGCTCTCGCCGCAGGTCTTGTATGGAATGGGCACGATGCCTATACCGTCAAGATGAAGCACGTACGATCGATGGCTAAGCGAATCCGGGTTTTCGGGGATGATATCATCAGTCCTCGAGAACACGTACCTTATCTAGGTCTGCTCCTTCAGTATCTTGAGCTGAAGGTGAACTCCGAGAAGAGCCACGTAAGTGGATACTTCAGAGAGAGCTGTGGAATGGATGCCTACCGTGGCTATGACGTCACGCCAGCATACGTTTCACATCGGACCCCGACACGCCCAGGGGACAACTTTGTAGCATATGTCGAGCAATCGAACAATGCTCACCGCAAGGGTTTCTTTCACCTAGCGGCCCTGATGGCTGAACTTATTCCTAGCGAAATGCAGGAATATGTACCAGTCAGCAGACAAAGTCTGGGTTGTGTTTCGCTGTTCTCATTCGTGAACGAGACGTTCTCGCGACGCCGTAAGTATAGTAAGAACTTATGGCGGCACGAGGTCCGGGGTTTTACCCTAGAATCTCGGACACGGGTAGAGAGGCGAGAAAGTCAGGCCGATCTTCTCCAGTACTTTCTGGAGAAACCCAGTCCCACTTCTAAGTGGAAAGCTGGTAACCGGTCTGCACCTCGAGTCAAGTTAAAACTCGAGTGGGTTGATGCCCGGTCGACGAATCGACCGCGCTCAGACTTCCGAACGCGTCCCTAGTGTTGGGACAGGTAGGGAGGTCCCGGATTTATCCGGGCTCTTAGAGACTGCAGCAGTGC